TTAACTGCTTTGGACTTTAAAAAGGCGAAAAGGATAGGCTTAATTAATACGATCATTATTCTTTAGTAGTTTTAGTGGATTTTTTTGCTTTAGCTGCTTCAGCAGCTTTCTTTTTGTCTTCTGCTTTAACCATGAAAGAAGTTTTGATAACAGACTTTAGATCGTTAGGACCATCTAAAGGTGTTGTATCAACTTTATGTTTAAGTGTAAATGTACTCATTTTGTTTTAATAGTTTTACATTTGTACTCTTGTTCTTTCCAAGGCATTTTAAAACCTTTCACAGGAGTACAGTTCTTTTTAAAATGTTCTTTAAGAGATACTTCTTTAGCTTTTTCATACTTAGCTATAGGTATAACATCAGAACACATGTCTCCAACTCTTGTATTAGGCTTTAGCATGAAACCTTTTTGCTGTAATTCAGCACAGTTTTTCACTCTAACTAATTCATAGTCAAGACGCATCTTCTCTTCTTGTCTAGCTGCCATACTACGACACCTATTTAAACCTTCACGGTCTAAAGGTATCATAAAGTTAATCTGTCCTCCCCAGTTTTCTGCTAGAGTATAACTAGAAGGACGCATACCATCTTCATCTATATCCCAAGGTTTCGTATGATTCCCCATATAGAACGGAGAGACTGTCATTGTAGCTCCATTACAGCTGATATTAGGACCGTAATGCTGCCTAGACGGTGCCCCATTATTCTGGAATTGCACCGCCTGATTGGTTACATTACCTGTCGCAGCTGCAACTGGATTACTTACATTATTCTCTTCTGCTCTAACTGGAGCTATTGAGAGAAGACTGACAAGGATGTAGTAGTAGAAGTAGTGTCGATTTCTCTTTCTATTTCTGTTATTGACAGTACCTGACTGGCTGCCCTTGTCACTACTTCTAGTGAAAAGTCCGAACCAGCTGTTGTTATGGTAAATACCGAATCTGAATCCACTATTCCACCTCCTGAAGCGGAGGTATGGGTTATGTTGTCTCCAGACCATTTGTTTAATGCTGACCCATAAGTTGTAGTAGTTATCTCCTCCACAATCTCTTGAGTCGTTGTAGTTGTAGAGTTCATAGACCCCTGAGTAAAGTTGGGGGTCACTAATTCTGCTTTGACAGCAGTTGGTGATAGCAGTAACAGCGTTATTAACCATTTCTTCATTCTTCCTTTTTCTTAGCCATTGGACAGTTTACTGTACCTTTGTCTTTGTTATTGCCAGTAGACAGGCCAAAA